AAATAATACCCTTAAGTATTTGGGGTATTCCATTCTTTATAGGAGGTTTATGTTTAGCAATTGCAGCTATGGCTTTACCTTATAGGAATATTAACAAAGTTTATAGTATCACTCTTATTTTAGGAGGGATTATTTGTTCTGTGTTTTTCTTTGTCATTACGTTAGCTGGTATTAGTGATTCTTTAAATTGGATGTCACCTCTTATTTACTTTTTAACTACTTTAACGTGTGGTGGTTATGCTTACTTTGGAGTGTTGCATTATGCCAAACAATGAGTTACCTCAAAGTTACTATGACGATAAGGATGAGATTCATAAAAGAATAAGAGAAGTCGATGAAAAACATACGAATAATTATAACAATTTAAGTGTGCTATTAGCAGAATTTAAACCTACACTTAATCAAATGGTAGATGCAACTAAAGAGATGAGTGCTGAACAGAAAAAGACAAACCGACAAATCATAGAACAAGGCCAACGATTGTCTCTCGTCGAAAAAGATGCTCGAATGTTTAGGGAACATTTAAGTCAAGAAGAACAAGAAGCAAAAGAGAAAGGTAAAGAAAATAAAGAGTTTATTTTAAAAGCTACAGGTATATTTGTTGGAGGAGGTGGTGTGGCTTGGCTTATCCATCCATTGTTCGACTTTTTAAAAAATATGATTAATTAAAGTAGGATTAAAAGGTATGTACTACATTCGCGATAAATATAGATAAGTAATTAGAGTTTTTTGATATCAGATCTAATCGATAGCGATTAGGTCTTTTTATTTTACTTAAAAAAGGAGATATATGTATGAGGAATTTCTTAGGAATAAATTGGCATGTAAGATTTAATAATCCTATAGCTATTATTCAATTAATTGTAGGTGCATTTATGCCTATTCTTGTTTATTTAGGAATTGATTGGCATTCATTAACTACTTGGGGTGCTGTTGGAGAAGCTTTATTAAAATTTATTAGCAATCCAATTGCTGTAATTGGTGTGTTGGTAAGTCTATATATGTCGGCAGTAGACGGTACAAGTGCTGGTTTGTCCGATAGTTTAATGGCTCAAGAATATAAGAAACCTAATAAGGAATAGGAGGCCTATAAAATGGCAGAAAAATGGAATGGAGTACCAGTGCGTTACGATTTGTTGCCTATTGGAACACGTCGTAGTGGAGAAGCATTACACACTAAAAATGGAAAGCCTAGTTTTGCAGTTATTCATGATACTGGGAATCCAAATACTACTGCACAAGATAATGTGAATTATTATAAAAATACTTATAATATCGCTTGGAGTATGGTAGCGAGCGCTCATATTTTTGTTGATGACAAAGAAGCAATTATATGTATTCCAGTTACAGAGGTAGCATGGCATGTTATGTTGAATACTACTATAGATAATCAGTGGTATAATGCTGATGCTGACTATGCGGCATTTGGTGTAGAAGCATGTTACTTCACAGATAAGAAACGTAGTTTAAAGTCGTTAGATAACGCAGCGCGTATCATGGCTTATCTTACTAAATTTTGGAAGATTAACTATAAAAATGAAATGCCAGGCCATCAAGACATACAGTATGATAAACAAGATCCAGGTAACTTACTAGAAGCTTGTGGTTTAGGTCGTAATACAAGTATTTTTGACGGTTACGTAGCTAAACATATTGATGGAGTTAAAGTTCCTAAAGTTAGCAAGAAGAAAGCCGGAAACAAAGGTAAAAATAAAGAAAAACCTAAATCTAAGCCATCAACAAAAGATTACCAAAGTGCAATCAACTATATGTATAGCTTGAAAGGTAAGTTTGTTGACTTCGATAATCGTTGGGCATATCAGTGTATGGACTTAGCAGTTGATTACGTATATCACATCACTAATGGTAAAGTTAGAATGTGGGGTAATGCGAAAGACAGTATCCTCAACATATTCCCTAAAGGTTGGAAGATTGTCAAAAATACACCGGATTATGTACCACCAGTTGGAGCAATTGGTGTATGTACGTATGGTATATACCAAAGATACGGTCACATCTATTTAGTTTGGGATAATAGTGGAGGAACTAACACACAAACTGTATTAGAACAAAACTTTGATGGTAACGCAGATACACCTGCAAAACTACGTGTTGATAATTTTTATGGAACAACGCATTACATTGTGCCATCATTTGTTGATGAAGATTATGATGTAAACAAAATCAAAACAGTTACAACTCGCAAGGCTACAAATAAATATAATGGTAAACGAGTACCTAAAAACCTAGTATGGAGTAAAACGCCTCATTATATTGCAAAAGCAGACAGTGCAGGTGTTACTATCTGTAAAGATGTAAAAAATGGATATATGAAGAAAACTAATTTAGTATACAAAGCAGGTTATAGTCCGTTTTACGTGTATGAAGTACGTGAAGGTTGGGCACGTGTTTATTCAGAAAGTAGCAATTACTGGGTATGGCATGAGCGTTTGATCATCACTAAAGAATATAAACACAATGAAACAAGAGATGGTAAAAAAGCAAGTAAGCAAACAAAAGAAATGAAGAAAATAGCAAAAAAATCTAAAAACAAGCTTTCTATAGGTCAAATACCACCTAAAAGATTAAGTTGGCAACGTAAAAAGTACTTTGCAGCACGTGCAGATAGCTTTGGTGCAACGATACTTAACAGACATGGTGGTAAAGGTAATTATTCATGGAATATGACTAATACAACATATGGTAAAGGTCAATTATTCTATGTTTACGAGATTATCGACGGTTGGTGTCGTGTACACGGCCCTAGTGATAACTACTGGGTATGGCACGAAAGACTTAGAATTACAAAAGTATATTAAATTATGTGGTATAATACAGCTACCACGTCATTATACAAGGGTAGTCACTATGGCTACCCTGTTTTTTTATGTTATAATGAATATATGAAATGGTTGTTCATGAAACGACTCAGTCACTGGTACAGACTGATTAAAGTACCTGCATCATATTAACTGAGAATTCATATGTCGTCGCTGACGAGTGACAAGCACTGTGTCCCAAAATGGGGTAGGTTAATGTGATGTATACACACTTTCCAATATTGTTAGATATTTTATCTAACAAACCATGTATAACCTAGGTTAGGTAACCGTATCTTAACTGGTACGGTTATTTTTATGTTATAGTATATGTATTCGCCACACCATTATGGGCACAGCAAAAACTGTAAATAATGGTACACAACCGTACAAGCTATATTTTATAGTCGCGAATATAAAGTACAGTAGTGGTTGTGTTTTTTGTTATAATATTCTTTGTTCCCAATTTCAAACTAATACTATATTCTAAACCACGTTTTTATGAGCGTGGTTTTTTGTGTACACGTGTCAAATACGTGTCAAAATAGTTATAATCTTTTAGTTCTATTTAGAAAATAAATCTTTGAAAACACTGTACTTATGGCTATTTAGTTTTATTTAGAAATTTATTTTTATCCCTCACTCTCCGTACTATACCGTTGATATGACGGTCTTTCGAGAGAGTAAGTGTCAAATAAGTGTCAAGAGAATATTTCTCTGACACGTTGACCTTGCTCTTTTTTATGTTCTTCTAATAAATGTGAATACGTGTCTAACGTTTGTGATATAGTAGCGTGACCTAAACGTTTACTTATGTACTCGATTGGTATGCCTTTAGATAGTAAGTAAGATGTGTGCGTATGTCTGAGTGAATAGGGAGTTATATTATTATCGTTTAATCCTATCACTTCTTTTGCTTTTCTAAATGCTTTACTTACTGATGTATGACTAACCGAGAATAGCTTGCCATCAATTCTACGCGGCATTTTAGCTAATTTTGAATTTATATGCATGATATCTTTTGAATTAACTTCTACATCACGTTTTGAATTCTTTGTTTTCGTTCCAGGCAAATGAATTATGCCATTCGCTTTGTTTAGATCTTTGTAAGTCATATTGATGACATCGCTATATCTTGCGCCAGTAATGCCTAATAGATATAACAAAACATAACTTTCTTCATCTCTTTTCTTGAAATAATCTAGCAAGTTTAAATAGTCTTTTATCGTAATAAACTTAAATTTCTCATCTTTAGCTTTTTCAGTACCTTTGATATTTACATTATAAGTAGGGTCTTTCTTCAAATAGCCATCGTATAATGCGTCTCTAATACATCTAGCAAGACAACCGTGAACTTTTCTTACTGTTTCATC